GGATATCTAAATTTTAAAGATGTTATTTCTGTAATCGAAGAAGTTCCTATAGATCTTGCCGCCTTACTATTCGTAGGATCGCTTCTCTGATTTAAATTAAAAACTTTTATATAAGGACCAAGACTAAAATCAAAATCTGAAACATCAAAAAATAAATCAAACGCATAAGGACTAGTCGCTATACCTGCAACGCGATGGGCTATATAACAAGCGTAATCATCTCTTAATTTATATCCAATTTTAATTCCAAAAACAGCAGCATTTCCCTCGGTGCTTCCCTTTTTATTAACAGTGTACAAAGACAAAACCTTTAAGCTTAAAATTAAAAAATCAGTATTAACGTCTTTAATTTCATGGTACGCTCCAAAAGAAGTTTGAAAGTTAAAATCATTAAAAACACCGATATTAAAACCCGCTTCTGATGGTGACGTTCCTCCTATTATTCTCATTGCTGACGCATGAGAACTTGTGGACGTAAAGGTCACTGGACTAGCGTCTGCACCAAGACCATAAAGAGTTTTATCTAATCCGTAAGAAACCCCAGCATTAGAAAAAGAAAAATTATTCCAAAAACCATTTCCACCAACAGAAATAGCGGATTGAAATTCTGTTCCCGCCCTAGAAAACACCTGAAGTCGATTATAATTATATGTATTTGTTAAATTATTTAATATTGAATATTCGTTTAAATATATGCCTTTAAATATTTCATTATTGTTCTGTCCATCATCAAATAAAACAAGTTCATTTCCATCTGGATCTACTAAACCAGCTAACGGCCCTTCCCCAATAACATCTTGAACATAGTATTTAGTGGTTGATTCTAAAATACTGCTGGCAGATACAAATGGAGCAAAAGAACTCTTTTGTTGTAAAAAAGCTCTTAATTGATTACCAAATTGTGGTATTGACGAATCAGAATTTTGTTTCATATGAGTGAAGAATAATTACCAACACCGACTTCTGTTTTTACAGTATTATTAATAGCATGTGCATAAGAAGAATCGAAATTAAATGAAACAGCGTTTATAACACTAGTTCCAACTTTTAAACGCCCATACCCTAATTGAATCGGTGTATTTCTTGCCGCAACATTATCTCTACCAGTAAATATAAAAGAAGATGTTTTAATTTGTCTTGGATCTCCTGGCTTCATTAAATAAGTTATTAAATAACTTATTCCAACCATTACAGCCACAAACAAAATAAATTTTAACACCGATAATAAAGTTAATTTTACTAAATAACCCACTACTGCTGGAAAAATAAGAAAATTAAAACCAGAACAAATAAAAATCTCAATAACAGAGGCCGATTTAATATAAAAATCTAAATCAATTTCCATATCATGATAAAAAACACCATCAATCACTAAAGCTAATCCATATTGCTGTTTTAAAAGACTATTCATTTTAAATGAATAATCCATTGCATTACTAGCCATGCACTTAAAAATATCTTTAATGCTATTAGCTTTAACAACAAAAGAATCACAAAACATCTTTTTTAAAAGACCATGTAATATAATTTTTTTCATCATATAAAAGCGTTAGCAAGACCAACGGTAGCGGTAGAGGTTGTTAAAGTTGTTTTTGTTTGATTGCTATTTGCGAAAGCTAAATCAAAATTTAAAGTAAGACTACTGATAACATGACTTCCTATTCTTAATCTACCATAAGACACTGGAACAGGAGTATTTCTATTGGTAACATTGTCTTTAGAAGAAAAAATAAAAGAAGAAGTTTTAACTTGTTTAGGATCTTTAGGGCTTAGTAACTTATTCACTAAAAAACTAATTCCAAATGATATAACAGACATTATTATAGTATTTACAATAAAGACGCCTATTTTACCAGCAATTGTTGTAGCTGTAATACTAGTAAACAAGATGGTTGAAGACGCAAAAGCCGCCAAAGAAATTACTGGAACCAATTCTATAATTCTAGCGTTTCTAATTTTTTCATTTAAAACAGTTCCATTGTCTACTATAGAACCATCGACAATAATCAAAAGACCATCAAATTTTGTTTTTAAATTATTAATTTTTACTCCAAAATTATCAAAATTAGCCGAAATGCAAGAAATAAGCTCTTCGAAAGAGTCAACTTTCGCTCGAAAGAAAGGACAAGCTATCTTTTTCAAGAGGCCATGTAAAATAACTTGTTTCATTTTTAATATTTACACTTAAAAAACGATTCCAATTTAAGCTATATATTATAATAGGAATATTGAAATTTTTAATAAAAAAAATATCTTCTTCTGAAGGAGTCAATAAATGCAAATGACTATGAAAAGAAAAAAAAATAGGTTTTCTTATTAAAGACATAAAAAAATCATTCGGAGGCATGAACCTGTGACAACTCGGATTTACGGCTTTATATTTATAAACATTAAAATCAAAATCAACTAAACCACCCGATTCAAAAGGATAGTTGGACAATAAAAATTTTTTTATTTCTTCTATTGCTTTGTTAAGTTTGATAATTGAACGGTCTTGTTCCTGGGAATCCGCCAAAAGGTAATCCATCTTTATGTCCTTTCCATCTCAAAGAGCAGCCTTTAATATTTTTTGAACAAGCGTCTTTTATCCAAAATTCTTTTTTTAATTTTGGATTATTATTTGTGTTATTTCCTTTTATGCAAACAAAAACAGAAACTGATATATTGTCTTCTGAAAATTGAAATTTATTTCCAAAAAAATCATAATTAACAGAGTCACAAAATGTCACAAACTCACCAGCAGTATAAGTTGTAAGTTTATCCCAAAATCCTTTGTAAGCAGCACTTGCCATTCCCAAATTATACCCTTTAGCAGAATAAAACTCTTTATCATTTTCGTCTGCAAATGGAATTCCAATATTTGGAATATTTGTTCCGAAAATAGCATCTGCCGTCTTAGTAATAACGTTGTTATTACTGTCTGTATATGTAATCGATTGTTTTTCTCCAGATTCATTCACCCAAGGTAACTTACCATAGTTGCACCCACAACCTCTATAAGACCAAGAGCATAAATTATCCGAGATCTTTCTGTTAGGCAAAGATTGATTTTCAAAATCTAAAGGACTAGACAATTCAAATTCAATAATATATTTGTTTTCCGAAACCTTACGATTTATAATATAATTCTCTTCAAAAAACGTTTGACCATATCCATTTGTAGCGTTTCTTTTAGATCTGTATCCAAAAAATGGATTTTTACCATCTGAAAAATTTACGTCGTCTAGATTTTTAACAAATATTTTTAAACGTTTTATTCTTGAATTAACTAAATCATTTTTATTTTTAATGATATTAGTTACCACTCCATTGATATTCGCCATTCTAATTGATGGGCGACTTTGTTTTCCATCTGAAGAGAATTCAAAACCTCCGTATTCAATTGGGGCTGGAGTGTAAGGATTTCCTTTATAAATTAAAAAAGAATTGAAATTTTTACCAGCATGAAATCTTAGGATTCCTGTTGATTCGCTAATATAAATCTCAAAAAGATCCACAAAAGAATCAGGATCTAAATCTATTAATGATTGCGTAGAGATTAAATCGGCCATATTATGTAGAAGTTTTCTTTATTTTACCAAGAATGTTGATTTTATCTGTTGTAGAATAATACATATCAGACGTTTGAAATTCAACAGGTGATGAAAAATTAGTTTTTTGAGAATATTTTTTAGATAAACCTGTTAAAACTTTGGGAATGTCAGAAGATCTCAAGTCTGTATATATTAACACTTCGTATATTCTATTTGAATAATAAGAGCTTTTAAATGCACCTAAACCTGAACCTATATTTGTAACAGGGGTTCCAATTATTAGTTTTATTGTTTTTCCATTATATGACAATGGCCCCAGTATGTCTTTATTGATTTGTTTATTATAAACAAAAGAAGAAACCGCATTTCCACAACTATAAGTTGATACAGCTTGTGATGTGTTAGTGTTTGATTGATAAAGATTTGTTTCGACACCATGATAAAAAATATTAAATTTAGATTTATTTTTTATTTGATTTTTAACCAAGTCTGTTCCATATTGATCTTGCATATATTTTCTGTTCCCAATTCTTGGAAAAGAATAGTTTACCTCTATGTCTATTGCTTTATCACCTTTATTAAATAATTTTTTATCATAAGAAAAAGATAAAGAATTAGACAATTCTTTGTGATTTGTAGTGACTTTTTTTTCAACTCTAAATTGAAACCCATTGTATTCATCCGAATATATGCTATTGTATCCTTCTGTAGGTGACGGAATAACATCGTTGTTCACAGAAACTGATAATTTATTCGAATATTGAATAGCTGTTGAAATTGAAACACTAGACCCCAAAGGAAATGATACAGATTTCGTTCTAGGAAAATTACCAGATTCTGTAATTTTAAAAGTATATACATTGGTACTAGCATTTTTTGCAGTTATTTGTGCTTTAGCATTATAATATCCACTAGGATGTTCTATACTAATAAAATCATTTACACTAAAAAGAGTATCATAAAAACCACCAGTCACTACCGCTATACCATTTTTATTATTTGGGAAATTTATAACTCCTGTATTATAAGTGGCGTATCCACTAACCAAATCGGTTTGTACTACATAAAATACAAAAATACGACTATCAACATCGTTACCAAAATTAATAGATTTTTCTAAATAATAAGGGCGTTCAATATCAGAAACGTTACGCAATTCTAAATAATATTTACTTAAATTTAATTCAGTATCTAATTGTGGATAAATTGGATTCGTGGCATTAGTTACTAACGTAAAATCTCCAACCCCATCTCCATCAACTAAATTAGCAGAAGAACTAACACCTCCTGTGTATAAATTAGAAAAAGGTAAAATCTGAGAAGGAACGTAAATATTTAAATTATTATATGGATCATATTCTCCAAGATTAAAATCACATTGATTGGAAGCGTCAGTTTTAAAGTTAATCGCATACCCACAATCGTTTTCTGATTTTATTTCTGTTGTGCTGCATTTATTTATACCGGCTTCATTAAAATCATAAGATTGTTGTAAATCTATATTCGCTAAAACCACTTTTGGTTTATAACTTTTTTCTCCAAAAGCCCCTCCTTGACCACCTTGCAATAATATTAAAGAAGAAAGGTCTGGATAATTTTGTTTATCATTTTTTTCTTGTTGAGTAATGCTTGGCAAACTATCTTTTTCCACTACCAGGTTTTGAGAATCTATAAATGGCATATTAAGAAAATTTTATTTTACTGGGTATAAAGAACTTTGAACTTTTAAAATATTATATAAATTATACGGAGCAGTAGCTTTATCCAGTTCTGAATTTTCGGTATAAGCTAAATTAGCTTTAAAATATCCTGAGCCAAATGAAGCTGCTGGGCTTCCATAAACTAAACCTGAAGGAGTAATCGCTGGATCGAAAAAGTCATAAAATATAGAAGCTCCTACAGAAGAAGTTGTGTCTTTATTGATAGATACGATTTGGCTATTAAAAAAACTAAATATAGCATCAACTCGACTTTGATCATAGATTGTT